ATGGGACGCGTTTTGTCGGGACCGGGATCGCGCCCCATGCGGCGCTTGTAGACCAGCTCGTGAAAACTATATCCAAACGGCAGCATCGAGAGCGCTTCGCCGATGAAGTCAGTCCACGACACCGACATGTCGTGCATGCACGATTCGACGAAGTCGGCTGATTCTTGACCGCCACCTCCGTCCTCAGCCGGCAACACGCGCCATTCGACCTTGCGCATCGTGCTCTGGATCGCGAACAGTAGCGCCCCCACGACCGGCGAGTTGTCCATCATCTCGCGGTACTTCTGCGCCGCCTGGCGGCCGACGAGGGACTGGAGGAATTCTTCACGTATCCAGCCCGAGAACTGCCGCAGACCGGACGAGCCGACCTCGCGGAACGTCATGCCGTCCGTGAGAACGGGGATCGGCCCCCATGACGCGTTCATGCCCATGGGAGTCCGCGGACCCTCGGGGCTGAGGACCTGCCCGGCCGTCGTCACGGCACGCGGGTCGATCGGTGGCGTCGCAGGGGCGCCACTTATTTCCGGTCGGTCAGCCATTTCTCGTCGGTCTCCCTTACCTCGATCCAATGCGGCCAGGTCTTGCCGACGCAGTTCGGCGACCATGGGCATTTACAGTCATCCGGGCAGCCTTGCCTCCTGATCCACTTAAATCCCGGTCGGTCTTTAAATTCAGCCATCGATCTTCACCCCGACAGCTTCCAACGCTTGCATGATCGCCGCAGCGTCCTCCATCAGTTCACGATGAAATAACGGCGCCGCCTTTCTGCGACTGTCCAACCACTTTCTGAGCTGCGGGAGATATTCACGGTTAACATTCCCGCATTCCACGCCGCTACGTTTCATCGCTTGGTTGATGATCGTAGACGCGACGACGACCAAGCAGTCATCCTCGGTCGGGAAAAATTCAGGTTTGTATGCGAGCATCAGAACCCCTCATGCGTTCCGAACGGAACCACGGGCGCGGTCACGATCACAGGCGCAACGACGATAGGACGCGGCGTCAGTAATAGCAACTCGGTGACGGCCCACACCAAGGCATCAGCGCGGTCCGGCGACCCCTCCCCGACGTAGCCGGCGGTCGTGAAGCCGCAAAGCTGGTCCTCAAGCTGGGGAAACCGATCGACGTGGTGGACGCGCGCGGCCGTCGTCTCGTCCCCGTATAATGCGGACACCGGTTCGGCGCGGACGACCTTGCCGCGGCTGGCCGTCACCATCCGCACCGGCAATTTCTCGTTGGCGCTGCGGATAACGAACCGGACCATCTCGCCGCCGAAGTTCTTCTCGGCCACGATGCAGTCGGCCTCGTAGCGTTCGTAAGCCTCAGCGACGATCCTCCCCCAGACGGCCGGGCTCTCCCTGCAGGACCGGTCGGCGAGCACGTAGGCGTGCCCGTCCCGGCCCAGCGCCACCACCACGATGCCGATCTCGTCCGCCTGCAGGTCCTCGCGGTTCGACGCCCCGGACGCGTCCACTGCCACCACAACGCGGCGGATATTCTCGGGATCCGGCGCCGGCGCGCGCGATCGTTCGATGCCTTCGTATGTCCACAACGCGCCTTCGGTTTCGTCCACATACACGCCCTCGTAGAACCGACGACGCTGGCGGGCTGGCAGCGCCCGAAGGCTGTCCAAGTATTCCGGCGCTAAATTCTCCTGGTTATCCTCCGGATTCATGAACATGCGCGCGTAGTCGCCCGGCCGATCGAGCGATTGCATCGACACCGGATCGCGCTTGTCGCCGAAAAGACGATTCGTCCAATGGCCCCGCCCGACCGGGTTAAGGTCGTAATAGGCCCGTTGCCTGAGGTTGGGGATTTTCTGCGCAAGGCGGGTCAACGCCGTAAGCACCGAGCCATAGACTATCTGGCTGGTTTCATTGAGAAAAAGCGACACGTACTCCTGACCAAGTATCTTTTCGACGCGCTCTTTGTCGTCGAGCCCGCCTATCCAGATTTCGGACATGTTGGGAAAGCCGAAATACCCGTCCGACCGGTGCGGAACGACGGGGATACCGGGGAAGCACTTGCGCATCACGGTCGGGAACGTGTCGAGCGCCAGCGACCGCCACGCCGCATTGTGGCGGAACCGGATCATGGCGTGCCGAGATCGCTCCGCTTTCAAAGCCCGAATGACGATCGCCCGCACGATGAGGAACGTTTTCCCAGAGCGCGAACCGCCGACGATGCACGTGTGGCGCTGGGGCCCGGCGAGCAACCGGTTGGCGCGATCTTGAGCGTCCGTGAGCTTAAAGTTCTGCATCGATTGGACTGATGGTCACACTGAGCGACCCGTCCGGTTTTACCACCGCCTCCATGGCCGGAGCGAGCGTAGCTAGACGCCGATGCTCATACGGTAGGATACGCTCTAGAACGCGTGACGCCGCCTCCAACTGCTCCTGAAGCCGCTTGAGGTCAGGTTTTTCGCTTCGCTGATTCGCTGCCGCCATACTGATCAGCGTCTTCGCGATCTGGCGTTGCTGGTCGAGACTATCGAAGTCCGGTGGCGGAGCCGGTGCCGGCGCTTTGCGATCCGCCGCGATGGCGCGGCGAACCTCACGCTCGATGCCTTGCTGGCGCTTGTTGCGGACGCCCTTCACGCGGCCTCCGCGACGTTCGCCTGGTGCGGCACCCCTTGGCATCATTAGCCTTTCTACTACTTTTCACTACTTTACTACTTCCATAGACCATCGCCAATATCTCGCCAAGCGCCAAACATCATGACCCAAACTAGCAGCATCGTGGCGAAGATGATGATTCCGAGCATGTGTCAGCCTCCTTCTGCCCTACGGCGCGCTTGGACGATGAGGTGCGCGACCGTCCTGCCGCTGTCGCTGTAGAACGAGCGGTCGATGATCAGGTCGGAACACCAGGGACGGAAAAGGGTCTCCATGTCGCTTTGGGATGCTTGAGACGCCGGCAAGCCGCCGAAAGCGGCAACCGAGTGGTCGAGTGATGCATGGATGGATAGCAGCCATCCTCCTGGCTTAAGGACACGACCGATCTCCATCGACGCTTTGGGACGATCGTCCACGACGTGTTGGAGACACCCAACATCGATCACCGCGTCGTACGTAGCGTCGGAAAACGGCAAGCTACGCACGTCGGCCCGGCGGAACCTGATGGATGCGAGGCGCACATGATCCGCCCATGCCTTGGCACGCGCGATCGCGCTTTCGGAAATATCGCACGCGTCCACAACGAACCCGATTTGGGCGAGCCAGACCGCTTGGGCACCCGAGCCGGTTCCAATATCGAGGGCGTGAGGCAACCTCGCGCCACGACCAGGTTGCAGCCGATCGCCGAACCGACGCATGGCGAAGCGCGCTACGGCGGGTTCAGGGCACGTCCCCCACGGCTTGGCCTGGTGAACGGCCTCCCACGCCATACGATCTGAACCGTCAGACGCATATTGAACGTCAGCCATGCCGCGGCCTCCTGCATTCTATCACCCATTCTGGCACCTGCTGCGGGACGCCGTCAGTGCGGACGTCCAGCGTGAACCTCACGTCTTCGAACGCGGTGCCGTAGAGGTTTCGCACCCCGCCGTCGGTCAACACGCGGGAACCGTTGCCAACGTCGCGTTCGGGAACAGGCTTCCAACCGACCGCCTTGGCGATCGACACGAAATAGCCGTCCGGCTTGAGGACGCGCGCTATCTCGCCCAGAGCAATGACGGCATCATCATCGCTGAGGCACTCGATGCAGCACCCGTCGATCGCGAGATGGAACGACCCGTCGCCGAACTTGAGGTCGCAGACGTCCATCTGAGCGAACCGGAGGCGGCCGGGCATGGTTTTGTTGATCGTAAGAATTTCAGCACGCTCCCTGGCGCGGGAGAGCGCGGACGGTGCGGCGTCGATGCCGGCCACACTGAACCCCCAGCGGATCAGCTCGAACGCCTGAGCGCCGACGCCGCAGCCGACGTCTAGCACGAATATGTTGATGGGGTCAGGAACGCTGAGGAACTCGCGCCAGACGCAGGTGATGATCCTCGGATCGTAGCTCCAGCCCCATTCGCGCGACCGATGCACAAGCTCCCATCCCGGATCGACGGTCACAGCCACCACCTCGACAACTGCCATTGGATCGCACCCCAGAAGGCGCTCGACCGCGAACATCCCCTAGCGCGATAATGGAAATACAACTGCACCGCTGCCGGCACCCAGCGAGCCCACAGAGGCTTCACGACGCGGCGGTTTTTGACCTTCATGGCGCTGGTCCGTTCGTCAGGATCGCCAGAGCGATGACGATGAAAGCCCAGAGCCAAAGCGCGAGACGGACGCGCGACATCATATGAACGTTTCCTCTTCTAGACCGTCGCCAAAATACCAGCCTCTAGTATTCACGGCAGGCATCCTCCTCATGTCCGTCGCAGCCAGCACAGCAAGACCAGCGCATTCGTTCAATTGAAAGAACCGCTTGCGCAATAGCACCTTGATGTCCTTGATCCCGCCGATGATCTTGGCGATGCGCTCGGCAGCATGGCCGTCGCCGTAGTAGTCCCCGCACTTGACGCGCCCTCTAGCCATGGCCTTCTTGATGCTGGCCGCAATGACCCAGCTTATGGCATCGGCCGAACCGATGTTCTCAGGCATTATACGACCTTGCTGCCTGTCGCCGACGTTGACGACCGGTAGACCAAGGTATGGCGCCTCGTAGAACCCCGCCGACGAATTCCCGACCATGGCGTCGCAGTGCTTCATCAACGACAGGTAGACCTGCGCCGGCAGGTTCTCGTGATAGACAACGTTCGTACAGGTTGCAGCTAGCCGCCACCACTCGGCGCGGATGAGGTCACCGCCAGCGTCGGCGTTCGGCCCGATCAGCACCAGCGCCATGTCCTTCGCCCTCTGCGATAGCGCCTCGCTAAGTGCATTTAGCTCGGGAGCGGTGTCGCCTAGGGTGTTCGGATGAAAGCTCACCAGCAGGCACCTGGCAGGCGTGGCGAGGCCGACGGCGGCAAACGTCTCGTCCCGACCCAGGAGAGGCGTCGCCAGGATACGGTCCACTCCAGGGTCACCCGTGACGTGCACCAGGTCCGGGTCCTCGCCCATCTGGATGACCCGGGCGGCCGAAATGGAGTTCGTCACGAAATGCAGGTGCGACAGCTTGGTAATTGCGTGGCGGAAGCAGTCGTCTTGGCTGCCTTCCGTGACGTCGCCGCCACCGATGTGAGCGATCGGGAAATGGCCAATATTCAGTGCGACGGCCGCACCGAGAATCTCGTGGCGATCACCATGGACGATTGCAAGATCAATAGTAGGATCAAGGAGCTGCCGAACCTCGCTAATAGCATTGCCAGCTCTAAAGGCTGGGCTGCCACCGTCGAGTTCTACTCTCAACCATCGCACGTCATGTGCCGACGCCAACACTTTCTCGACCATTTCTAGAGCGCCACGGTCTGCGCGGCTGCCGGTCACGAGGGCGATTCGCATATTCTCACCACAGATTTGAGCGGAAGTTTTTGCAGCCTCATGTAATTTTCGAACGCTTTGTCTTGATCGGCAAATAGAACGCCAACCTCTTTGCCGTTGAGACAGATGCCATACATCCGGACGTTGCCGAGCGAGGTCTGGAACACGCCATCTTTCATCGCTTCCCCCTATTCCCCCTAATGGCCCACGACACGGCCGCGTAAGGATCATTGTGATGGTCTTTGTTGACCGGACCGACGTCGATCGCACACGAATCACCCGGCAAGAGTTCCAACGCTGGCCCGAACCCCGGGGCGCTAACGAACACCCGCCCCGCACAGGAACTCCACACTATAACCCTCACACCTGGCGTACTGTTCGGCGCTTGCATCACATCAGCGATCTTCGTCGCTTGACCGGGCGGCAGAACACCGCCGAAACTGTAAATGCTCATAGAAACCTTTCCCCGAGCCTAGGCCCGCTCGGCAAACAAACCGTGCGTCGCCACAAGTCCTCCGCCAACACCGGATTATCCCGATCGCTTTTCTCGTACATCGGCAGTTTGTGCAACGGCGTGAACAACGCGCGCGCCATTAGCGCCTGCTTGTGCAATGCGGTCAACACCGCGTCCCTCGTGGACGATCCTGGAGGGATGAGCGCGGGATCGAGCATCAGCGCGTTGAGCCAATAGTTGCTCGTGCCACCATGTTCCACGTGAAACATGACGCCGTCGATACCCTTCAGCGCTTCTTGATAAGCAGCCGCCAAAGCCCTCTTGCATCTCAGGAAATGGTCGAGCCGCGCCATCTGCGCTTCGAGGATGGCAGCGCACACGGTCGGCATCCGGTAGTTCCACGCGATCATGTTGTGCTCCATGAGCCACGGATGGAACCGCCTAGCAGTCGTGGCGAGCGCTTTCGCCTCTCTAGCGACGTCTGCGTCGTTCGTCAGCACCGCACCGCCACCAGCGCCGGTGACGATCTTGTTGTAGTTGAAGCTCAGCGCCGCCACCTTTCCCCATGATCCGCAAGGCTTTTCACCGACAGACGACCCGAGCGCCTGGCACGCGTCCTCAACGATCGGCAAGCGCCATTCGTTGGCCACGGCGCAGATAGCCTCAACGTCGCACGGCTGGCCCAGCAGGTGGACTAGCATGAGGGCTGCGACACGCTTCCTAGTTCGCTTGTGGATGGGAGCGCCATACTCCACGACGCACTCGCGTTTAAGAAAACTCTTGAGTTTATGGCAGCTTACACCGAAATCGTAAGACCTGACATCGAGGAACACCGGCTCTGCACCCAGATGGGCGACCGCATTGGCGCAGGCGACGAACGTGAGCGCCGGCACAAGCACGAGGTCACCATGGTCCACGCCGACCGTCGCGAGCGCGATCTCCAGCGCGGCCGAACCGCTCGACGTGGCGATCGCGTGTCCAACCTTGCACCGCGTCGCAAGCGTTTGCTCCAGGTCGTTGACGGGCCGGTAGGAAACGACGTCATCGAGGCATCTAACGACAGCCTCGCGCTCGGCGTCGGTGATCCAAGCATCATGGTGCCCGGCGGGGCTGCCGGCGACCGACAGGACGGCGCGAACGACGGCTCCGATGTCAACGCTCGCCATATATATTTCTCAAACCGGCGAAGTTTCTTTCTTGTTCGTGAACAGGCGCGGTTCAGCGTTGGACCCGATCATGACGCGAGCCGCGTCAATGTCCGCGCGGGTGTCGATATCCAACGAACGTTGGATCGGCATGATGTAACTGTAGAGTTTGCCGTCGTAGAAGCCATCTCCATTCGCGAGTTGCGCCGCTTTAACTAGGTAGATGGCCCCGTTGCAGGCGTACAGAAACTCTTCCGGGATGCCTCTCATGGCACCACCAGGCATAATCTCGAACAGGCCGTCCACCGAGCGCTCGACAACGCTAACGACCGCATCTGCATTGTTCAACTCCATGATCCGCAACACCGCTTTCACGTCCTCTCGGGTGCGGAACGGCGAGGTCGGCTGCAGGACCATCACAGTATCGAAGGCGCCAGGTCCATGGAACTCTTCGGCCCATTTGACGGCGTGGACGACTACAGGCAGCGACGGCGTGGAGTCCTGCGCCAGATGTTGAGGTCGGTCGATTACCGTCGCTCCGAGGTCGAGAGAGACACGTTTGATGTCCGGTGAATCCGTGCTGACAACGACCATATCGCAGGTGGCGAGGGCGACCTCGATCGTCCACGCTATCAGCGGACGCCCTCCGAGGTCGGCGAGGTTCTTGCCGGGAAGACGTTTCGAACCACCCCTGGCGGTTATCACTCCGAGAACTTTCATGCCGTACCCCCCTTCATGCCGGCAGATGGATGGTATCGAGCCGCGGTAACTCGAACGGCGAATCCTTGGCCAGGTCCGCCACGCGAACGTTGGCGGTGAGGCCGTAGCAGCCTCCGAATTTCTGCACCGCATCGACGGCACGCTGGTCGTACTCGTTCGAGGCATAGCACATGCCCCAGCAGGGCGCCTCATAGCCATCCTTGCTCCAGAGGAATGGCGCCTCATAGATGCGGCTAAGAAAGTAGGCCCCCCAAAACACGTCCTCGGCGACGCCAGAATCCGTCATCGTGCGCAGCCACTCATGTTTCAAACCATGATTGCCAAAATGATGACCGAGGCTCGCCATCAACTTCATCTGTGCGAGCGACATATACAGTTCGGCCGCAAACCCTATCTCATCTTTTGTCACGTACTTAGCGAACAATTCCGATGCTAACTGCGATCGATACGGCTGCGGCAGCGCGTTCTGCATCATCACCTTGGCAAAAACGACGAACGCATCGTCAAGATAATTGTCCCTCGCATAGGTGTCCCAGCACGCTTCGAACACCATGTCGCAGCCGGACTGGTTCGCTTCGACGAACTCCCTGATGTCGTCCACCACCTTCTCGATCGGCGTGCAGGCGTAGACGAAATGCATCTTGTGGACGTCGAGTATCTTGCCGCTGATGATGCCAGCCGGCGCGTAAAAAGCGCCCTTCCATCCCCTGGCTTGCAGCCTCGGGAACACGATTTCGAAATGGTCCACGAACCCGTCGTCGAAAGTAAGCCAACAAGCGCGCGGCGGAAGTTCGTTTTTGCCAGCGATCGCCGCGATCACCTCTTCGAAACTGACGACGTGATAGTTGGCAGCGATGTGGTCAAGCTGACGGTCGAACTGCTCGACCGTGCGCGCTTTCATGTTCGGGAACCGCGGGTCCCGGTCGCGCACATAGTGGTACATGACGATGATCAGCTCGGTGCTCATCGCGAGCGCTCCATGCTCGGTCGGTCCTGATCGCTGTCGCCCTTGAACGTGCGGAAGCCGAACGGCGTCCCGCTTATCATGGTGTCGATCTCGACGTTGCGATTTTCGAACGGTTCGAAGTAGTTCGGGATGATGGCGCCATCGCCGTCCTGGCGCCTCAGAAACCCGGCAGCCTGAAAGACGGCGACGTCAATGCCACTGCTATAGATGTCCACATATTCGGCCCCGGTCATCCTTAAGAGCCGCTGCCACGATGCCTCGACCATCGCCGCAGGGTTGCCGATGAAGTCCACGATGCGGATCGCCTTCGCCCCTTCGTGCTCGCAGACGCGAACTATGAACATCGCGTCCGTGTAGGCTCGGGTCCTGATGCGATATCCGATATATTCGTAGGTCGGGTGCTCGAAGTAGCGGCGCGAAAAATACCGCGGCGTCTTGGCCGGCGTGGTATGAAACCATGACACCTGTTCAGCGAACCTGACCGGATCGACGATCTCGATCGTTCTGTACTCAAACGTCTTCACAGCGGCGGGTTTGTAGGAATCCGGCGCCTTGGCGAGCTTTAGTTCGACGTCCGGGTTAAGCATGTAATGGTGGTCGAGCCGTCCGATCCGCCAGCCGGCCTGGATGTAGCGGTGCGTGGCGCTGGGGCTGATCGCGTTCGCCGCGATGATCTTCGGTTTTATTTGAGCGGCGAGGAAGCCTAGAAGATCTTTGCCGATCTTCTGACCAGAGAAGGCCGGGGTCACTTTCCAGATCGCGAGCCAGATCAGTTCGTCGAGCGGAATCGCAGGGTCGAACTGCGCCAGCGGGATGAACCCGAGGATTGCTTGGATTGTCCCGGTCGGAGCATCTTCGTAGATAACGAAGTTGTACCGGCCGCGTTCGCGATCGAGATACTGCCAGTCGAACAGTACAGCATCGACCGATAGGATGTGATCTTTGCGCCAGTGCTCGTCGATGAACTTCATCAGCAATGGACGTTCATCAGCCCGAGCGAAGCGAACCGTTGCTATCATGGCAGTTCCTCCGTCGGCTGAAGTCCGCACTCGTCCTTGCGGATGATCGGGATCATGGCGGCCTCTTCGGATGAAGGAGCTTTGATGCCGTCACCCAAAGCCCGCTCTGTGTCGCGGATCGCCAGGACCATAGCTGCGAACTGGCGCGAATTGAGCGAGCAGGCGTAGTCGATGCCCTGGTCCGGCGGTTCGAGGGTCAGGTGCTTCTCGATTACCGTCGCGCCTAGCGCTACCGCCGCGCACGGCACGGTGATGACGCTCGTCGTATGGTCGCTCCAGCCGACGGGAAGGCCGAACATCCTCAATTCTCGAATAGCCCTCAAGTTTGCTTTATCTACGGGGCACGGATAGAGGCTAACGCAATGCATCAGCGTCGAATCCGCATGCATCCTCGTGACTTCAAAAGCTCGAGACACGTCACCCATAGTCGCCATGCCGGTGCTGAGCAATACCGGTAGACCGGTCGCGAACGCAGCTTCGACTAACGGCCGATAGAGCAACGATCCGCTGCCGATCTTAATACGCTTCACGCTGCATTCATCGACCAGGAACTTGAGCGAGTCGAGATCATCAGGCGTCGAGCAGAACTCGATGCCGATCTCTGCGCAGTAACGCGCGATCACCTTGGTGGCATCGAAACTTAGCGCCAAATGCGCCAGTTCGTCGTATCGCGGGCCGCGCGCCAACGATTTCTCAGGAACATAAGTCTGAAACTTGACAACGTCGGCGCCGGCCTTTTTTGCTTCATCGCAGAGCTGAAACGCGAGGTCGAGCTTGCCGCGGTGGTTTACTCCGGCTTCGGCAACGATGAGCACGCTCATTTGTGATGACCCGACGGCACTTTGGTCTTGGGGCCGCCGTAGATCAGTATCTCGACGAGCCGCTGCTGCCGCACGATCAACGCGCGATCGGCTTCAGTTTTTATAACCCGACTGCCAGCTAGCTCGGCAAGGTCTTCCTCCATCGCTCTTAATGACAATTCACGCTCGTCCATCATGACCTCTGTTTCTCCCAATCCTGGAGCGACTTGCCGATCCCACTGCCGCCTTCCATGACGATAGGTGGAGGCTCCCTCGCCACCATGGCGCGGGTCTGGGCGGTCTGCTGCTCGAAAAGCTTGATCTCTGCGACGTGGGCCATGACCTCGCCCCAACTGATGGACTGAGGCTGATCCGGGCGCCACGTCGAGACAGTGCGGTGCATGAACCGCAAGCGCAGTTTGGTGGCCGCGATGTCGTCGCCGTCCAAAGCGTCGAGCAGGATCGCCTCGGCGAGATGCGCTGATCCCGCCTTGCTATCGCCCCACGTAAACAGCACCTCGCCCAACCTATCCACCGACGCGAGCGGTTCGACCGCATGGCCAACTTTGACGAACACCCGTGGCGGATCGCAGAGCTTCATCAGGTAGACCTTCACGTTGCGGTCGGCGCGGACATCTTCAGACTGTTCCGTCATGCTGCCTCCCTCATCGGATTCCGAACATCCTGTTTGCAACTACTGCAATTGCCACCGCCACAGCAAAGAGTGCCAACGTCGTCACTATCATGAACTCAATATGAGCCATCATGCTGCTTCCCTCCGATACATCGGCAGAAAAGTGGACGCCGACCATACGGCACCGGTCTGAGCCAACTCCTCCGCCTTCTTGGCCTCGCATAGCTGATCGTATCGATGCTGATCGAGTATCCGGAAGTACGAATAGGTCGGCAACCATGCATCAGAGAAACCTTGCTTATAGGCGAGCACCGAATCGTCCGGTGCCGACGTGACGCCACCGCCGAGGTGCAACGTCGTCATCCCCAGGCCGCGGGCATGGTTCGTCATGGACAAAATGAGCAGATCGTTCGCGTGCGCCTTCGGATGCGCCATCGCGTTGCCGGTCAGGTGATAGTAGGCAACACCGTTCTCGCCGTGAAGCATGAGGCTAGCCGACTCCGGGACGCCGTCGATGGAAGCCACGAAAACGCTGCCGATCATGCACAGATCGTAGAGGTATCCGAGCGAGAACGTAAACCGGTTCGCCGCGCCGCGCCGCGCCATCGTGCGCGAATAGAGGTCGAAGAAATGCGGGATCAAGTTATTGCGCTCTATGGCGTTATTGGACCCGGCGCAAGCAACGCTCACTCCCATCTTCTGCGCCATGCTCACTCCCTGGCGCCTTCCGTGCTGCCAGCCTTGCATGGGTGGCCGCGCCAGGTCGATGACCACGACGCGCTTGCGCAGCGTAGGCTCGACGGTGCGCCTAAGGATGGATAGCTGATGCGACCCGAACATCGGGTTGAGGGCGCAAAACTCGCTCACCACGCCCATGTCACGGCACCAACCAAGGAACTCCTGAGAGAACCATTCGTAGAACGGCTCGGTGTTGCTCGTGGCAGGCCCGCCGTAGCCGTACAAGTTGGCCACGTCTACGCAAGCGAGACCTCCCACCGTGTCGCGGCGGACCGCGAAAGGCTGAACCACGACGAACCCTTCATGCTCGTAGACGGCGAGATGAGGTTCCACACCGAGACGAGCCTGTACGGCTGCGTAGTCGCGGGTGAGATGCACGTCACGCAGTTCTTTCGGCAACTTCGCGATCGCTGCGTTCCATTGAACGGCGTCCGCTGGGGTGATGACGTCGAACCTCGGCATGTCGTATCTCATCTCGGAATGATCAGCTTCGACGGACCCGCAATGGCCCTAGCGCGTTCTTGAGGCGTCATCCGGTCGAGCACGTTCTGCTTGAGCGCGTCGGCCAATTCCAGCGCCGACTTGTCCGTGAGAGCGAAAACTCGTTCGTCCGGCGCATCGCGGTTCAAGAGCACCAGCACCGCGCCCCGCATCTGGTCGCTGTTCCCGACCGCGAAATCGCGCGGCAGGATGGGTGCGACGTTGCCGTGCCCAACGCCGCGCGCTTTGGCGGTATCCTGGAGGTCGCTGATCATCTGCCGCATCTGAGCGATACCCTGGCTCGGCATGGTGACAATCAGCTTCTCGCCGTCCGCGCACGTGAACGCGAGCAGCGCTATCGTGCCATCCGTCGAGATCGACGTGGCATCGCCATAAAGGATATGAAATTTCCGCGCGGCGGTTGCGGCATCGTCGCCGTTCATTTGGTCACCCATGAGGGCGCCGTCATAGGCCGAAGATCGAGGCGCGGTCAACACCGAGCGCGAGGCGGTGTTTACATGGGGAACGATGGGGAGTAGACAGATTCCCGACCGGACGGCCGTTTGGAGGGCCTCTTTGCACCCAGGGAGTACCTCCGTCCCTAACGCGCCGTCCGGTTCTTGGAATGAACGGCCCCAGGACCGGAACCTGGGGCCGCTTTCGTTTTCAGATGTCACCAGCCTTAAGCGCCCGCGCGATCCGCGCGATCCCATCATCATCCAGCCAATGGCCAATTTGTGGAACAGAAATCCACACGTTGCCGTCGTCATCGACGTCAACATCCCGGCAATTGTAGATATGACGGACGCCGTCGATCAGAGCTTCGCGGTCATTTCCTACCGCCGTTGTAATCAATTCACGATCAGTCATCATCATCTCTCCGTTGGTCTCATCAGCACCCGCCTGACGGGTGGACGGCGCCCGCGAAGGCGCCGTTTCGACCTTCACTTGTCCTGCATCGTGGCGAGCCACAGCCCAGCGCCGTAGCGCGTCAGCAGGTAGATGATCACCGGGATAGCCAACCCGAACCCTGCGGCCGGATAGGTCATATAGCCGACCGCCTGCCACCCGAAGGCATAGGCGTTCATGGCCGCCGAGCCGACGAGCGTGCCGGCGATCATCGGCCGGGCAAACCGCTCGCCGCGACGACGCACCGCCTCGGTCACCGCCACGAGCTGGCCAAGCTCGATGCTGATGAAGCTGAGGTCGATGCCGATGGCCATCGCCCAAGCCTCCCACTGCGGCGAGCCGGTAATCAGCTCGACGCCATGGGCAAGGTGTTTCAAGCTGAGCGCGACCATCACGAGCGCGACCAACCCTACCATTACCGCCGCTCGACCCTGGCGGCGTAGCTTGAAACTGCGCCGGGCATGCCGGCGGGTCGATGCCGAAGTCTTGCGGATGGTGGCGGGCTGGAGCTGAACGACGGTGTTCATTTTCACATCTCCGTTTGAGTTCGCCCGGCAGACTGCCAAGCGCGGCGTGGATCGCCGTTCATGCGCCCCGCAAGGCGCATGGGCTGCGATCATGCGGCCGCTAGGCTCCCTCGACAATTCGGGACCATGAACCCTTGCGATATTCAT